CGCTGTCTCTCTGAATTAACCTAATCAAATCCGCCCCGAGCCTTAAAGGCCCGAGGCATGACGAGTTTCCTCGTCGAAGAGATTAGCCCAGACGAGCCTAAAACAAAGCTCGTCTTCCCTGTACTCTATCTGAACTGGCTGGCCTTCCTTGTGGAAGAACCAATCATTCAACCCACACCAGTCGGGTGTTGCAACCTTTCGGGTTTTGATTGCAACGGATAGGCTACGAACCACGTCATAGTGAAGCTCACTATAGGACCACGCAAGTGATCGGTTTAATGATTTCACCATAGGACGAGCGGTCAGCAAAGCCGCGGGGTTACGAATATGATCGGTTGTGTAACCTACATTTCGCCAATGCGCATGGATATAACCTTGCACATTACATAGCAATCGCTTGTATTGAGGGTAACTATAGGCAATCCTATTCGCAAATGCAATTACTTGCATGAACGAATTGGCGCTTAAGTCGCCGATATCGGCATTAAACTTCTGACGAAGCGGAGTGATGACGGTGCCTGAAAAGGCATCGAAACCACAACTTTCGCGGAAGAACCCAGATACAAATGACTTAGTCATGCTAACCTTGAGATTACAAGTTTCAAGGTGGTGAACTACAGATCTGTACGCATACGAAGGGATAATTATATCATCCCCAAATACGTGTGCAGAATAGCGATGGAGCCAGCTGAATCGTTCAGAAGGCCTCCAATCGTACCGGTCCTCAGCTGCGACACTTGTCGCAGCCGTGGCGATAGCCCAGAACACAAGCGTCTGCATGGGGAAGCAAATAGCATTCCCCATAGGCGCAAACATGTGTAGCTTAAACGATTGACCATTACAGTCAACGTAGTGGGTCCTCGTACTCATCACGCGTAAGAATATTCTCCTTGGGAGGAGATAACTGACGAGTGATAGCGGAATACGATCACTAGCATCCGATAGGTCGATGGTAGCATAGTCCTTACTATAGCTACTTTCAACGGCCTTATGGCCGTTCAACGATTGATCGTCGAACCTAATTGTTGGGATCCGACGTTGTATACACTCACTTAAGGCGATGCCTTGCGCGCGTTGTGCGCGCATAATCATCGCCGGGTGGGTGAACACTAATCGCGGTCCGCTGCAGTCTTTTGGGACTACAGTTAACCTGCTGCGAGCCCAGCCTTTAACGGCTAGGTACGCAACATTTGATGCCCAACTAGGTTGCGGAAACTTCGGAAGTTTCGCACCATACCGAGTGTCAGCAGTTGCAAGTTGCTTAACAGTTGCACGCCAGACAGGTGTACTCGTGTTCCTAAACCAATCAAGGTTTTGAAACATAGGTACATTTGCCCAAAACGTGTCGGCTGGATAATACGCAGACATCTGCTGATAGTAATCAGTCAGCCATCCTTTACCGCGCTCAGGATCTTTCTCAAATATCGCACCGGGACCATCACGATAATCGTGACTAATCGCCGACGCGTCAAGACTAAGATCTTTAAGCACGTTATGGATAAGAGAACGCGCACGACGCAAGACCTCACTCTGAGGTCGCCGCCATAGAGCGCATTCTCTGTTGCGTTCGAAAAAGCCCCGAAGGGCTTCTTCGTTCTGTTCTGTAGACGTTTCATAATAGGTCTTTAGTGAATATGCACAGATCTGATGAACAACCTGAACACCTTTAATAACTGCTTTATCGCAGTCGGTGTACAGGATTCTCCATAACGGAGTCGCAAATAATGCGCCCCATTCTTCAGATAGCTTTGCATACGTTAGTTCAGACCTGTCCTCAAGCCAGGCATAGAAAGCAACACGAAGTTGTTTTTTAATTCTGGTACGAACCAAATTACAGAGTTCTGTAAACTTGGGCTTCACCTCGAGGTCCATGAGCAGGCTCATGAACCATTCAGTATTGATTGGTTCTTTCATAGGTGATTACACCTTACCTGTCCTAGTTTAAGCACTACGTGCTTACATGACACACATGTTTATCCGGTAGCAAGCTACTAACACGTCGTAAGTATGGGACCTCTTAAATCTCGCGATTTTTGAGGGCCATAGCTACATAGTCTGGATCGGTGTCAGTCAGGAAGTCCTTAAGGGCTGCCACGACTGCATCGATATTTCCAGACGTCGTATACGGACTCACACGTAACAATACCGCACACGAAGTGAGATAATACTCGCCCGATGACGCATCCTGAGATTTGAGGTTAAACTCAACTTTGGTGCGCACCGTGCCAGCACTCTTACCCGACTCTGTGATATGTGACACAATCATCTGCCGAGGAAGATTCACTCCGAGACCGACATTTTGCCGGATCGAAGAGAAATCCCCATCAGAGACTTTGCCATAAGCGATACTATTGATTGTTAGATCAGGTGACATGTTTTTATATTCCTTTTAGTGACTTTGGTGTCAATCCTAAGGCTAGTGACGCAGCTAAGAAACCCTTATAGGTGTTTACTCGACTGCGCGCCTCTTGTAATACGGGTGGGAGATCACCCGGACTTCTAATGTACCGCGAAGAGCGGTCATCGGGTAGCTTGATCTGCTCATAGGCTAAAAGCCCAGTAGTAGAATTCGCTATCCGAGTTGGTAAACGGACAATACCGGAGCGTATCGCAGTGCTTTTGGCACTGGTCCACGCTACAGTCTTGATACCGGAATAACGCGTAAGATACGCGTTATCGATCATCTTATCAACTGAGAAGAGCCAATCCATAACGAAGGAAAAGGGAATTGCTTCCCAAACCGTCGCTGCCGGATTGTCGCTTAGCCGTCGCCGAACGCCATCGAGGCTTCGGAAGAACTGCGTATAATACGCAGGTGGATCTGATGGGAAAGCCTGGAGACAAGCTCTGGCTTCCCGGTAAGTCCGTACCTCAACGTCCCATGTACTATCGTGGTAGAGATCAATAATGCTCTCATCCTTGACAGTATTTGAGACAGTGACACCCCTCATACTATGTCGTCTCTTCCATGCCTTCTGAAGGCTTGGAGGGAGCGACATCATATCATTAAGCGTTGGTACCCAACCGAAAGCTACCTCCAGATGAGCGGTCGGCACACTGCCGAGCGCGAACTGGCGGAAGTCTTTCCAGCGGAATCTATCCTTTCGGATAAACTTCGGCAGTTGGTTGAATACTTCACGATACTGTCTCTTCTTAATGATTTTGAGGGCCGAAACGACACGATCACTAATCGACCCAGGTCGAAAGAGTGCCGGGACATCCCGGGCCTCCCAGATGGAATTTAAGACAGACATTTCTGACAGACGTCCGAGCACTTTAGTCGAAAGACCAGTGAACGACGG